AATAGAGGCAACCTACGCCACGTTTGACGGCATGGGTTCGGCACCACAGCAAAGCCTGACCCCGATCGTCAAGCAGCTGCTTGGCATCCCACGTCCAGCGGTTGCCTGATGTCGTACACCGACCTGTTTAACGAAGCGATTGATGATGTCACCGCAACGCTGACCGCTGTATCTGGGCTTCGAGTAATCAATGACCCAACAAAACTTGTGCCTAATTCGGTCTATTTGGATGCGCCAAACTTCACCACGTTTGCTGGCAACGGCAACATTGTGCGCCTTGAGTTTCCGATCAAAGTCATTGGCTCTGGGCCTGCAGGTCTGCCGGTGCTCCGCTCAATCTTGAGCATTGTTGCAAGCGTGCTTAACTCACCGATCATTGTTATGGCTGGCCGTCCGTCAAGCCTTGAGATCGGTGGCGCGTTGTACCCGTGTTATGACCTTGATTGCGCTATCCAAGCCCAGACCGCATAATCCACTACTACCTAATACAAATCATCTACTATCAGATCAGAACTTAAGGAGCAAACATGCCAGCATCAACTTACCTCTCGAACCCAACAGTCAAAATTGGCACCGCAATTGGCACCATCGTTGACATCACCGATCAGGTCAGCGCAGCAACGTTGACTGTGACTGCGGAAGCTCTTGAAGATACCGCATTCGGCCAGACATCCCGCACCATGACGGCAGGGTTGTTCTCAAATAGTTTGACATTGACGGTCTATGCCAGTTATGCAGCGTCAGAGTCATACGCAGTTCTTGCACCGTTGCTTGGCACTAAGTGCACCGTCAAAGTAAACCCGGGTAGCGGTGCTGATTCGGCGACGAATCCTGGGTTCGTTTTAGAAGGGGCCTATTTTTCTAGCCTGCCTGTCGTGAACGCGTCCTTGGGTGAGCTTTCGGTTTACCAGATCGAGCTCCAGGGGGGCACGTACTCGGTTGACACAACCGCATAATCAACGGCTCCAAGCCGACATAGGAGAACAATGAAAATCAAGCTGCAGTTAAAGCGCACCCCCGATAGCGCTCCAGAGTATTACTACACAAACCTGTTTGTGGTTACTGAATGGGAACGGCTTGAACGTCGCAACATTCAACAGCTCTCCGCAAACCCGTTGTACTCGGATTACGCCTGCTGGATGCACACAATTCTTAAGATCAAAGGCGAGCAAGTTGGTGACAACTGGCGCGAATGGTTAAGCAAAAACCCTGACATCGACATCCTGCCGGTACTGGACGAGACAGACCCAAACCCTACGGACGCGGCACCTACCGCCGCCAACTAGCAGAAGTACTGGTCGCGGTCGGTTGGTGGCCTAGCGACATTGCGTTTGACTCACGGGACTTAACAACGGTCATTAAAGTGCTTAACGAGGCAAACAAGAAAAGAAGGTAATCATGCCGTTTCGCAGTTACACGGAAAGATCGTCAACGGTTACGAGCAACATTGAGGTTGTCGGTCTTAAAGAAGCCTTGAAAACTCTTAACAAAATTGACAAATCTTTGCGCCGTGAAATTACCAAGGATTACAAGAAGATTGTTCAGCCTGTTATTGACGACGCCAAAAACCTTGTTCCGTCTAAAGCGCCGTTGTCTGGTATGGCTCGAGCGTACAAATACCGTTCAGGGTTTCAAGTGTTGCCTTGGTCAGATGGATATAACCAAAAAATTATTGCCAAAATCAACACGCGAAACATCAAAGAAACCAGCGCTGGCGACAAGGTAAACGTCGGCACATTCATGATTCAATGGCAAGGCGCGACTGGCACCTTGTACGACACCACTATGGCTGGCGCGTTAGGCAAAGCGTTAACAGCACGTTATGGCCCTCGCTCGCGAGTAATGTGGAAAGCGTACGAGCAACGCCGTGATGACGTACTAAGGGAAATGGAACAGTTAGTGCGGCGTGTTATGGATGAAGCAAACAGAGAGACAACCTAATGGCAATCAATATCCCGATCATCAGCGAGTTTGACGGCAAAGGGATAAAGAAGGCTATTGCCCAATTTAAGCAACTTGAAACGACAGGCGAAAAAGCCCAATTTGCAATTAAAAAGGCTGCCGTTCCTGCAGCTGCCGCGCTTGGCGGTTTGGCTGTTGCTCTTGGAGATGCCACACGCGCCGCAATGGAAGATCAGCAAGAGCAAGCGGCGTTAGCGCTTACTTTGCAGAATGTGACTGGCGCTGGCGCCGCACAAACCGCGCAAGTAGAGAAGCAGATCAGCGCAATGAGTCGAGCGTCTGGCGTTGCCGACACCGAATACCGCAAAGCATTAGAAGCGCTTGTGCGCGGTACCAAAGATGTGGGCATTGCCATGAACGACATGAACCTTGTCATGGACATCAGCACGGCAACCGGCATGGATTCTGCCAGCGTCGCTGACGCGCTGGCCAAGGCATACCAGGGTAACTTTAAAGCGCTACGATCATTAAGCCCAGAGATGTCAACGATGATTAAAGAAGGCGCAAGCCTGAACGAAGTCATGGACGTGCTCGGCGGAACCTTTGGCGGTGCTACGGCAACTAGCGCCGAAACCGCTGCAGGCAAAATGAAGATTCTCAAAAACTCAATTGGCGAAACTAAAGAGTCAATCGGTGCAGCGCTGTTGCCCGTGCTCGAAGCCGTCCTACCTGTGCTCAACAAGTTTGCTGCATGGGCACAAGATAACCCGCAAGCATTCTTGGCTATTGCTGGCGCAATCGGTCTAGTCGCCGCTGCGATCGTGGCAACAAACATTGCCATGGCGCTCAACCCGTTTGCCCTAATTGCTGCAGGCGTTGCGCTACTGGTCGCTGCGCTAGTTGTCGCGTACAACAAGTTTGATTGGTTTAAGACTGGCGTCAACGCAATTATCAATGGCATACTCGGCGCATTTGAGTCTGTTGTCAACGGTGCAATCATGATGGTAAACGGCATCATTCGCGCCTACAACGCCATACCAATTGCGCCAGATATCAACACCATTGCCCACGTCAACCTGCCAAGCATCGGTGGCAACTCGGCTACACAAGCCGCAAGTCGCATGAACCTGCCGCGCATGGCCGAGGGTGGAATTGTCAGCTCCCCCACTCTTGCCCTGATCGGCGAAGCAGGCCCAGAAGCCGTAGTGCCATTAGAACGCTTAAATACTGGCGGGGGAGTGACCATTAACGTCACAGGCGGACTTGCGACTAGCGCGGAGATCGGTGAGTCGGTTGTTAACGCTTTGCGCGCTTATTCACGCTCCGCTGGCCCACTACAAATATCGGTTGCCTGATGCCCGGCACAGCTGTAGTTGACTCGGGCAACTATGACCTGCAGATTGCGACAGGGTTTCAGGTTGACGCGTTTGTTCTTGATGACACGCTAAAGGGTGTACTCAATAACACCGAGTATGTGCTGGACGGTACAACCGAGTTTGCCGATGTCATGGATTCGACTATTAGCATTAACGTGCGTCGCGGTCGCCGTGACGTCGGCGATCAGTTCAGCGCTGGCACCATGACCTTCACCATTCAAGACGTGGACGGCATTTTCAATCCGTTTGATCAAAACAGCCCGTATTACGACACCGCAGAATCCAAGCCTGGGCTTGCCCCATTGCGCGCCGTGCGACTAATTCGTTACAGCTCTACCAATGTTCCCGAATCAATCTTTTCTGGTTTTGTTGTCAATTTTGACTACAACTTCGCGCTTGGGGGGTTGGACACGGTCACGGTCTATTGTGCTGACCAGTTCTATCTGCTTGCCCAAACATATTTAGCAGCGTTAAACCCGTCTGCTGAAACATCAGGCGAACGCATTGAAACAGTCCTAGACCTGCCAGAAGTAGATTTCCCTGCAGGCTCTAGAAACATCGCAACAGGCACCGTCAACCTTGGACACGACTCCGCGTACAACGTGCCGGCAGGAACAAACGTGCTGCAATACATAACCCAAATAAACGAGACCGCCGAGTTTGGGCGTGTGTTTATGTCGAGGGCTGGCGTGATTACATTCCAAGACCGAATCGGTAACACGTTAAGCGCGCCTGTAGCCGAGTTTAAGGATGATGGCACGGGATACAAGTTTGATGGCGTAGGCATCAGTTTTGAGGCTGATTCTGTAATCAACAGATCGGTGCTTACTGCCCTTGATGGCAAAACGGCAACCGCAACCGACGCAGGTTCTATTGCGACATATTTCATTCAGACATCAAGCATTACAAACAGCCTTCTACATGTGCAGGGGGAGATTGACACCGCGGCGTCCTACCTGCTTAACCCAGAGCCCGAACCGCGCTACACGTCCGTGGCAACCAAATATCTGATGCTGACCACAGCCCAAAAAGACACGCTTGCCACGGTGGACATTGGTGACACGATCAGCATAGAAAAGACATTCCCAAGCGGTGCCGGCACAACCCAATTGGCTCAAGAGTTGTCAGTCGAGGGCATTGAGCATCGTCTGGATTTCAGCACAGGGCACAGCATTGTGTACAGCACAGCGCCAACCACGATCGTTTATGAGCTGATTTTGGATAATGCCGTGTATGGCACTATTGACACAACAAATGTTTTAGGATAGGAAGCACTTATGGGAGCAAACGCAGTCACCACCGTTCCGGTATATACGGCAGGCGAAGTCCTGACCGCAGCCGATCTAAACATCACCAACTCGGGCATACCCGTATTTGCAACGACTGTCACTCGAGATGCAGCGTTTGATGGTGCAGGCGAAAAGACATTGGCACAAGGCCAGTTTGCGTTTATTGAAGCAACCAACACGACACAGTATTACAATGGTTCAACTTGGGTGTCCGTAGGCGCATCAGGTCTGACGCTTATTACCGCACAGACATTTACTGCAGCAACAAGTTTTAGTTTGCCTGCAAACACATTTTCAAGCACTTACGCCAACTATAAATTGATAATTGACATCACAGCTGCAAGTGCCACAGCCAGTTTTACTGGCCGTTTGCGCGCATCGGGCGCAGACAATTCAACAGCAAATTACAACACAATGATGACTGGACTCAGTAGCGCTGGCGGCGCAGCAACCGCATCAGGCAACGCTCAAACCAGTTTCGTTATGGGAGACATTCTTGCCGCAGCTCCAGTCAATGCGTACAGTTTTGACATAATCGCACCAAACTTGGCGCGTTACACCGATTTCATCGGCAACATGGTCACAAGCGATGCAACACGATTTCTTGCCTATGCCGGCGGAATGTCATTCGCAGCAACCACAGTCTTTGACAGTTTTTCTTTTATTGTTGGCGGTGGCGCAAACATCACAGGCGATTACCGCGTGTACGGTTACGCCAACTCATAGCAAACAATGCGCTGGCGTCATTTGATCGGCTACGGCTTGCTAATTGCGGTCGTCTTGTGGGGATGCTCCGGATGTTCTGACCGTGAGCGAGTAAATTGCCAGCGCGCAGGATCTAAAGCAGTAACCATGACAAGCGACATACAGATCGGGACGGGACGCTGTGCCTAAATACACCAACGAAGAAATCAAAGCGCGCCTAATCTTGATTGTAGGCATCGGTTTGACGCTTGCATTTGTCGGCTCAATTTTTACGTTGCTTTATGGCTTGCTGTTTGTTACCCAGCCACTTGAGCAAGCCCCAAACGATGCAGAAGCGTTTTCGGTGCTTAACCCAATGCTGATGACACTCTCTGGCGGTCTAATAGGCTTACTTGCATCCAACGGATTGAAAAACAAAACGAAAGGCAAAGACGATGAAGACTAAAGACAAAGCCCTATTAGCGTCCTACGGTCGCTCAATCCTTGCAGCAGTTATCGCCGTCTATTCCACCGGCAACACCGACCCAGCCGACCTAGGCAAAGCCGCATTAGCCGCACTTGTGCCAGTTCTTATTCGATACGTGAACCCTAAAGATTTGGCATTTGGTCGTGGCAACAGCGAAAGCTAATCCCAACGCACGGCCATACACAGGCAACAGCGACGGCGCATCTGCCGGGCCACGTGCCGGCATGAATGAATGGATAAAGCAAGCGCTTGCCGTATCTAATAGCGCGCTTTGGAATAACGGGTCTTGGGGTGTGCGAGACATGCGCGGTAGCGCTGGAACTTTGTCTGTTCATGCCACGGGCAGAGCTGTTGATTTGTCTTATCGCAAATCAGAGCGACATGAAAACGCCAGTCGTAAAGGCGCGTTGGAGTTTGTTGACATTGTTGTTGCTAATGCAAACACGCTTGGCGTTGAGTGCATCCTCGACTATTTCCCTGCACCGTACGGGCGCGCATGGCGTTGCGATCGTCAAGCATGGAAGAAATACAGCAAGCCAACAATCCACGG